CTACTGATAAAATGCAGTCCACAGCACTTGCTGTATCTGATAATGCTTCAACACTATCTCCTGATTGTAGAACTACTTTTGAACCACCATCTATAAGTTCCAAAGAACCTCCAGCTGGTATTGGTGCATCTTTTATCAAATAATAGCTTGTGCTTGAGTTTTTAACAGTAGCATCTACAGTTACTGCTGATGATGATTTGTTAGCAAATCTCATACCAATAATTGCATCATCACTATTAGCTGCTGCTCTTATTTCAGTAGCTGATGTTCCTATGCTAGTTTTTAAAACTCTTTCAAAATCTTGAGCCATTTATTTTTTCTCCTTTGTTTTCATTTAAAGTGCAATCGCCATTGCTACAGCAAACCCAGCACTTGCTGCACTAGAGTTTGCATCAACTAAAGTAACAATTCTTGATAATGCTGCTTTTCTATTTGTTCCACCTGCACCATCATCTACTATAATTAAATCAGATGTTGTTAAGTCACCACCTATATCAGTTCCACCATCAATATCAATAGCTGCTAATGGTAAAGTTCCTGTATCTCCAGTACCAACTAAATTTCCAGAAGCTGTAGGTAAAACTACAACAGCAGAACTACCAGCAGAATGAGGTGCTGCTTGTAATGTTTGTGCATGAGCATTTGATGACTCACAATAAAATTTAACTTTTGATACATTACCTGTACCAGTTCTAATATCTATCAATCCATCAGATACTGAAATACCACCTGAAGAACCATTACCATCTAATAATACTTTACCTGAACCATTTGGTAATACAGATATGTTTCCATTAGAAACAGATACTATTTCTGATATTACTGGTGAAGTTAAAGTTTTATTTGTTAAAGTTTGAACACCATTTAAAGTTACATCACCTACATTAGATGGTGTAACAACTGTAAATACAATATTAACAGAACCAATAGAACCTGAGTTATCTGTAGTACATAAAAATATTTTATCTGCATTAGATGAACCTTCTTGAACAATAACTAATTGTCCAGCAAGTTCTGCAACAGTATTGTAATCTGTATTTCTTGAAGCTGCACCACTAGCTACTACATCATAGATACCATTTTCAGTAGCATCTGTTTGATCTTTTACTAAAACTTTATTGCCTGTAGCAAGTGTAATACCATCTAGTGTATCTCCATTTTCTAAAGCATTTGTTAAATTAATATTTCCTGTTGTTGCTACTCTTGTAATAATTCTTGTTTTTAATCCTGTAACTAAATTATCTACATAATTTTTTGTTGCAGCATCTGAACTAGCAGATGGTGATCCTAATCCTGTAATTGTACCACCAGATATTGCAACACTATTTGCAGCTTGTGTTGATATAGTACCTAATCCTAGTGATGCTCTTGCAGTTGATCCTGTTTCTGCAACCCAAGTTGAACCACTACCAACAATAAAATTACTATCTGTTGTAGCAAGATTTCCGATTGCAGTTAAGTTTGCATTAGAAGCACCTTTAGCATCTAGTTGATCTTGAATATTTGAGCTTACACCATTTAAATAACCAAACTCTGTATTAGAGATTGTACCATCATGTATTTTTGTAGTATCTATAGCTGCACTAGCATTGATGTCCGCATTAACAATTGCACCATCTGTTATTTTAGCAGAAGTAATTTGTGAGTCTGCAATCTTAGCAGTTGTGATTTGTGAATCTGCTATGTGTGCAGTATCAATACTGCCATCAACATAGTGTTCTGAATTTATTGAGTCGTCAGCTATTTTTGTACCATCTACTGCATCAGCAGCAATTTTAGCTGTTGTAACATTAGCATCTACAATTTTAGCAGTTGTGATTTGTGCGTCTGCAATGTGAGCTGTGTCTATAGATCCATCTACATAATGCTCAGAGTTTATACTATCATCTGCAATCTTAGTTCCATCAACTGCATCTGCTGCAATCTTTGCAGTTGTAACAGCACTATCTGCAATATTAGATGTACCAATAATTTCTGTAGGAATAGATGAATTTGTTTTTGTAAGTATTGCAAGATAAACTGATAAAGTTTCATTTGCTAATGATCCACTATCCCATGTTACATTAACAGTTGTGTTTGTAGAAAAAGATGAACTTGAAATTGTTCCATATCTAAATGCAGCAGTAGTTCCTAAATAAACTTTTATTCTTCTACCTGCATGATATTCTGAAGTTACATTAACACCATTAATAGTAAAAGCAGTTCCGCTTACATAAGCTGCTGTATAAGAACCTGAACCATCACCATACTCTACCCATTGTGCGTCATTGTAAAAATCTCTAGTGTTCTTCATCAATGCTCTGATTGCATTGTTTAGATTTGAAGGTAGCATTCCTTCCGCAGTAGAAATACCATTTAGTGAAGTGTTATCTGATTGGGTTGTTGAATAATCTTTTATACCTGCCATTTAATCTCCTATAAACCATGAGAAAGCCTTATCGCTTTCTTTGTTTCTATCATTTATTAATGTATTGATAGCTTCTTCAATTTGTCTTTGAAAGAACTCTTGTGTTTCAAAACTATATCTAACATTATCTATATCAGTTTTTTCTGTCATCTCAAACCAATTCTTGAAGCAATTACATCAACACCTTGAGCATGAGTCCAAACTGATCCAGATGGTGTTATTACTTTAATTTTAAAATATCTACCAGACTGTCTTACTGGATTATCTCCACTTGTAACCATTGTTGAAGATGTAGATTCGGTAGCTGTATCAGCTAATCGTTCTTTAGTCTTGATAGTTACTGTAGATGTAGCATCCACAATCGGTCTGACATTGGTTATACTACTTCTATGTCCTGGAAACAACTCCATTTCTCTAGTTTCTATAGTACCTTCATTTTCAGTACCTGAGAATATAGCTGCTTTGTAATTATTATCTATTGCACCCAAATATCTTTGTCCACCATTCCAAAAGTCAGTATCTAATGCAATATTAATATTATCTAAGTTTTCAGAAATAATATCCATTAATTCAACTGTGTAAGCACCAACGAATTGTGAGAATATAGAACTAGCACTAGCATCTGCTGTACTCCATTTTTGAGTAGCATAATTATAAATAATTACTTTATCACAAATACCAGTAGTATTAGATGTATCATTTTTAGATGGATATAACCACATAGCTAATTGATTAAAAGGATCTACTGCTGCACAGATTCTGTCTGTGTATGCTTTGTTTAAATCTAAATCAAAAAATCTATTTACTTTTTCTGCACCAATAGAAACTACTTGATCTCCATTTAATTCATAGAATCCGTCATCCGCATAGAAAAAGACTCTACGATTATCTTGGCAAACAGTTCTACCTAATACTGCACCTCTATTTGGCGATATGACTGATAATCTAAATACTGTTGCACCACCAACATAGTCCATACGAACTATTTGGTTTTGTCTAAAAATATATGAAATTTCTCCAGAGGTTATGTGAGTTATCTGTCCACCTGATCCTGGTAGGTCTTGCAAGTCTGATTGTTTAGTTCCAGCTGCCCAAGTAGAAATATCATTTATTCCTGACCATTGTATTCTATTAGATGCACCAACATGATTACCTGTTACTAAAAAATCTCTTATAACACCTGAACATTTAAATACTGGTACAGTACCTGATGTTGCAATTGTAGATAAATTTGCAAAGTTAGTTGATGTACCCATTAAATAATATTGAGGTGCATCTACACCATTACTAGCAATTATGTAATTTCCAAATTGTGTAAATGTAAAATAATCAGTATTACCACCTGTTAAACCAGATTTTCTTGATGTAAATGTTCCTGAAGCTAATTGATGTATGTCTGAATTAGTTGCTACAAAATTAAATACAGTATTAGAGTTATCTCTAAATGAACCTGCACCTCTACTATCTTTAGCTATATTGTTAGTAGAATAATTAACTAATGAAGGAAATCTTTTATATGATGATGCTGCAAAATAAACATTGTTAGCAGTATTCGCACCAGGATTATTATATTCTGGTTGGTCAGGTAGCCATTCTCCAAAAGGTATTTGCATTATTCTCCTATTGGTTATTATTTGTTACAAATTTAGATACATCATTAAATGAACCTGCAACAGTTACATCACCTCTTTGTTGTAATGGTGCAGAACCATATTGATCTTCTCTATCATTTCTCTCTAATCTTTCCATAGCAGTTGTGTACATTCCTTGCCATTGTTGTAATCTTTGAGGATCAACACCACCTAAAAAATTAGCAGCATGATATAATGAACCATATAAATAAATTGCAGGATGACTTGCTAATATATAATTAGAAGTATTGGTATCTGATAAAGCTGCAAACTTAGCATAATAATTTAATGTTCCTGTGTATGCAGAATCTGGAATAGGTGCAAATCTAAAACTATCTCCAAGTATAGTATATGCTGAAGGCATTCCAGTTGTAGATGAACCTTTAATTTGATCCATTTGAGCTGGAGTAATATATTTTAAAGCATACTTAGTTCCACCTGATGTTATAAAAAAATCTCTTACTTGTAAAAAATCTGTAGG